GTTAACTTTATCTTATACACTGTCCTCTCCTCTGTGAACTGTGCGATGACAGTTAGAACAAAGGACTATACACTTGTCGATCTCTGCTTCGATCCTCTTCCAGCTTCCAGCGAGTATCCTTCCAAGTCCAACATCCTTCTCCTCTGGATTGACGTGATGGAAGTCAAGACACTCTAAGCGGCCTGTAAAGTCTTGTCCACAGTGTTGACAGACGGGGCCACCCTTATGCTCGATGGCCTTTATCTTATTCTCTTTGTACTTTGCCTTCCTGTTCTCATTCCAACATTCAAGGCAGACCCACTTGGTTCCATACTTACCGCCATGTATTAAGTGCTCAGAATGCACAGTATCACCGTGCTTATCGCAGTACATGGTCTTATGGTTTCTTTTGGAATAACTCATTGGTGTCCTTATACGCTATTTGCCTTGTCGCCAGTCTGTAGGCTCAAGGCGATAGCTTGGTTTGCCTGATGCTCATCGGATGCTATCTTAGCCTGAGTCTTCTGGAGTTCTGTAGCTGAACGCTGCTGCCCCTCTCTACTTCTGACATCAAGCTCAGCAATCTTGAGTTGAGCATCTGTTTGATCCTTAGCTTGCTTACGGTTAAGATCTGCTGCAGCAATCTCGTTACGTTCACGAGACATCTGCAGGTTAGCTTCATTCTGTATCTGAGCTGCCTGTACAGGAGCCGCCACTTGTTCAGCCTGGGCTTGCTGCTTGGCCAGTACAGCCTTCTTGATTTCCATACGACCGGGGATGACATTCTCACCGAGACCAAGATCCTTAGCGACAACCCGGAGAATCTCCGCTCTGCCGTGTGGTCCCATGATCTCACTATCGATCGGGTTCGCTGTGATCTGGAGGAACTCATTACGCCTCATCTGCTGGGCACCTTTCAGTGTCAGAGTGGATGATCCGTATGCTACAACCTCTATATCACCAGAGAACAAATACTCACTACCTTTGTCGAGCATCTTATAGTAAAACTCGGTCTTGACACGAGGGATTATAACGTCCTCATCTATATGCCGTATAGCATCCTTAATTCCCTTGGAGGCTGACTCAAGTAGCATGGAGAGTCCTGAGGCTGTCTGTGCAGCACCACCTGATCTCTCATTGCCGTAAGCATATCGAGGGATCATGGTAACGTCATCGGCTCTCAACTCGAACTCTTTATAGACTGCCATCAGTTCATTAGCAACGGAGGGAATCGTGAAGAATTGCACGGCCCTTCCTGATGCACCAGTGGGGTCTGTAGTTACCTGTACGATATCACGGGGTCTCAGTTCAGATACCTCTTGTCCAGATGCAAGCCTATCAATGTAGACTTCCATGATAGGACCAGAGGAGAGGCCCATGTTATTACTTAGTGCTCTTGCGCATGCATTACACATCCTCTGTATGTCTCTCATCAAGTATGGCGGACAAGAGCCCCAGAAAGAACCAGGTCGCTTCTGGAAGGATGATGTGTAGTATGGTCGTCTGCCGAGTGGGTCTTTATTGATTCGACACTTGATAACCTCAGAGCCAACAACGATAGCCTCTATGTCCAGCTCCTCATTATCATCCTTGCCTACCAGTTGTGCCTCATCATATCCCCAGTCTCGCAGTAGCTTTACTGATGCTGATCCCCAGAAGTGGAGACCATGGTATACATTCTCATTGGCAGCATTAGCATCGTGTCTCATCTCTTGCTGCGCTTTCCTATCCTCGACATTCCCATCGAGTCCAATAGGATAGCCCTTGCCAATATCGTTATCCAGTACGGTCTTCAGCTTATCCTGTTTGTACACTCGGTTGCCTATGAAGGAAGAGAGTTCCTTACGGCTCAAGCGGATATGCTCTATGAAGTTACCATCACATGGAGTCTCAGCTTCAGGCGCTGGGTATATATCAAATGGACTGATCCTTTTGTTTACGAAGACATACTCATCTTCTACAACAGGAATACCATTCTCCCACTCCAGCTTCTTACGCTTGGTGATAATGGGTCCCTTGAGTACGGCTGTAGGGAAAATGCAGAAGTCATCAATGAACTGACTCAGCGCCTTCGACCATCCGCCTTCCTCGAAGGAATCCCGGATATCATCCTCTATGATCTTGAAGGCGAATGCTGCTTCCTTCTTGATCTCTTCCTGTATAGCATCATACAAATCTCTTCGTCTTTCCTGAGCTTCCTTCAGAGTAGCTGGGATATCGCCATCAAGTTCAGCTGCTATCTCTTCGAACTCTACAGATATCCTCTCTTCTATTTGCGCTACCTGATCTTCGGGTAGTTCTGGTACAGTCGTCGGCCTGATTGACCAAGCTTCTTCTTTGGAAGCCAGGAGTATATCCTTGATCCAGGAGATCGCTGCTCGAACTTTGGTAGAAGTTAGATTCATATAGATTTTAGAGCCGCCTTCTCGTTGTATTAAAGCAAGCTCTTCGGAACTATACTCACCGTTATAGGCCCTGAGACAATCGAGCATCAACTCATTGACACCTGATGTTTCCCTAGCCATCCGGTTCTGCTGAAAGGTCTTGACTATGTGAGAGTGAAGAGAGACGTTTAGTGTCTCATTGTATTCCTGCTCGCTATCTTCAATCTCAGTTGCCTCCCTTTCCTTCTCCTTCATTACATCTTCTGTTGTCTTATACTCAACACCTATCATGCCCATTGCCTCCTAATGACTGGACGTGCTGCTATACGTCTCACCGTCATACTGATAGTAGACTGAAAGAATGTAAGGGCTAGAGCGTCAGCATGGTCTGGAGAGTTCAGCCGCTTCCCGCTCGCGTCTGTGAGTGCTTTCTTACTCACAAGTTGTTCTGCCATCTTGGCGCTGTAGCCCCACTTCATTGTCCCAAGTTCCATCTTCAGTTCGTGGTGATTCGGTATGCATCCACCGTTCGATAGCCATTCCCTCATCTCACCCCACAACTGGGTACGCACATTGGCATACTGTCGGGGATCTGTAGAGGGAAGAGAACCACGGACATCCATCACTGGGAGTCCTAGTTGTCTGCATCTGTCTGCTACTGGACCACCGACACCATCGGCATCCATGTAGATGCAAACTGCATTTGTAGAAACGTAGAGATCCTGCAGCTTAGCTACAGTCTCCATTGTGTCATCTGTTTGGAATGCGATAATGTCTGTTACCTTATTACCTTTACGAGCTACAAGGACTGTCTTATCGCCTGACTTGGAGCGTGCGATGTCAGCACCGATAACCGTGGGGAAAGGCATCCACCGCTCTGGTTGTGCTATGCGGTCAGCTGCTTCCTCAATGAGGGCCATCGGTATATACATGGAGCCATCAGATCTTGGGAACTCGCCCATGATGATTACGCGCCACTCATCGCTATCCTCTCCGTATGTGTTACGAATCTCTTCGATGAACTGTTTGGTTGTCTGTTTGGATCGGAAGGCTGTGAAGGTGAATAGCTCCCAGCCTGCTGGTTTCTTCGTAAAGAGATTCTGGTAGAAAGGTTCAGCTCCACGTTCAGGGTTACTCACCGCTATGACGTAGCCACCGCCACGGGCTGTGCCCAAAGAACCCAGTGCATTCGACCAAGTGTCATCTGGAATACCGGAGGCTTCATCGAATAGGTAAACCTGTGTAAAGCTGTGGGCACCTGACTGGCGCTCCCTCTTGGTTGACTTAGCAGAGATACACATCACTATATTAGTGGGATCATCTGCCAGGGTAATCTTATCATACTTCACATCGAATAGTGCAGCTATGTCAGGGATCATCCTCTTGTGGTGCATCTGGGCCTCACGCATGAAGACGTCGATCATCTGGTCATACGATGGAGACATGACACGTACTGTACAGTTTGGATGACAGAGTAGGAACCAAAAGGCAAGACCGGAGATGACGAACGTCTTGCCGGTTCCCTTAGATGATTTGACACAGAGACGACAACCAGTCTTTACCTGTTCGACTAGTTCCTTCTGCTGATCGTCTAGATCTGCATGTAGTATATCCTTAAAGAACTCTACTGGCTTATCATGGTAGTACGTCTGGATCGTTATCAGTTGCTTCGATGTCAGACTCGCTGGCTTCATAATGGCTCACTCCCTCTTCCTGCTTGATACGCTCCATGAGGATATCAAGTCCTTTCTTAGCGTCAGTCTCCTCTATCTCAACTCGTTCTGTAAATGCCCCAATAGTCTTACCGAGCATCTCTATACTCTTGAGTAGGTTCGCCCTCTGCCGGGAGTCATCCACTGCCAGCATCTTAAGCTGGTCTATCTGATCTATGAGTTCACGCTGGACATATACCTTATCGATATTGTTCTCAGCCATCCGTCTGTCCTGTTCCTCTCGGATATACTTCTTGACGACTGGGATGTCCCTGATGAACTGGCCACGGATCTTCAGTATGTTATTCTTATGAGCTGCCCTCAGATTCGGAGGGATGCCTATGTCTAGCCCAGACTCCTTAATGGCAAACTCATTGTCACCTGACTGGACGTAGTAGTATGCATATATGTCCATATTCTCCTCGACCTTCGCTATGAAGGCTGGAGTCAGACACTTAGTTATCGTACCGGATACCGCATTGCCCAGTACGTTCTTATTGGTTGTCTGCATCAGCTCATTGGTCTCCCTGGTTATCAGGGAGGATCTAAGGTGAGACTGGATGAACTTAGAGAGTTCCTGGTCAGATACCTCGAACTGTCTAGCCATCTGCTTCACATCGACTCCCTCGGCATAGCCTTTCAGGACACTATATCGATCTGCATCTGTAAGGCTAGAGATTGTTCTGCGTCTAACAGTTACCTTCTCTTTAGTCATTCCTATTTATATATCCTATTATGTTTCTTCTGATGTCTCTAGAGACAAAATGATTCTCTGGGTTATCCCCAGAGTCCCTAGTCTCTCTTGCCTTTCTA